CGTGCCGGCCCTCGAGCACCTGCCGGGGGCCACGAGCCAGGCCGCCAAGTGGGCGCGCTTTAGCGGCGAGCTTCTGGCGACCCCGGCGCGCTTCGCCTACGAGATGGGCCAGTCGATGATGCACACAGGGACCGCCGGCGCCTGGCGCGCGTTCCAGGTCCGCGAGACACCCGGCATGATCGAGGCGGCCAATGACCTGCTGACGCTGAACATGAACAGCGCCCACGCGATCGGCTGGAAGCGCCAGATGGCCATCACGCTGTTCAACGCCGTCGGCGGTGGCGCGGCCGGCTACAAGCTGGGCCAGACGCTCGGCATGAGCCCGGAGCAGTCGGCACTGATGGCAGCTGGCGGTGCTGCCCTGGGCGCGGCGACGGGGGCGCCGGTGTTCGGCGGCAAGAGCATGATCACCGCCTTCAACGACTCGCTGTTTTCGCGCTACATCCCCTACCTGAAGTACCGCACCTACCAGCTGCTCAAGGGCGCGGGCATGGGCGGCAGAGCCGCCGCGGAGTACGCCAACAACGCCTTCGGCGGGCAGAACCTGATGGCCATGGGCCGCTCGCGCACCGTCCAGGACGCGGCCCGCTTCGCTGGTCTGGCACCCGATTTCGAGGAGGGCGTGGCCAAGCAGTGGGGCAACGCGATGTTCAACTGGCACGGGCCGCAGGGCACGATGAACCGCATGTACTGGGGCTCGGCCCTGGTCGGCGGGGCGGCCATGCTCGAGCTTGGCAACCTGGCCTTTGGCGGCCACATGTCCTGGGACAACGACCCGTCGAAGACGCTCGAGTGGGACATGTCCAACGTCTACAAGCTGATGGGCTGGAAGTCCGTCGATCCGAAGACCGGTCAGCCGACGACGCCGTACCTGCCGTTTTTGGGTCCATGGGAGGGCCAGTTCCAGGCGCTGCAGGAACTCTCGCGCGCCTCAGCCATGGGCATCATGCAGGCCTACAAGATCCCGGTTCCTGACGAGATCAGCGGCAACGTGCAGAAGGGCATCCCGCATCCCGATCCGATCGGCGCGCTCGAGCGGGTCGCCGGCGCACGCGCAGGCCTGCTGCCGCGGGCCGCCATCGAGCAGGTGCTGGGCTACGACTACACGGGCCAGCCGCTGGATGTGGCCAGTGATCCCTTCTACAAGAACGTCGGGCGGCGTGTCGTTGCTTCGCTGCAAGGCGCACTGCCGACGGGACCATCACAAGCTGCCCAGAGCCTGCAGACAGCAGGCACCGAAGGCTGGGGGCCGGCGATCGCCGGCGCCGTCCTGGGCGTGGCCGGCTTCCGTCCCTCGCGCGCCGACGCCGCGACCAGGCGTCTCGGAGTGCTCGACCAGTGGATGCGGGACAACGGCATCGCCGTGGATCAGCAGCAGCAGCTGGCCGACGGGCGCACGGCCATCAACCAGGGCGTGGACGACAAGATCAGCCAGCTGCTGGCCGACTCGACGCTCACGCCCGAAGTCTCGTCACAGGCACAGGCCGCTGGAACGCCCCGCTCGCAGGGGCTGATCTCGCAGATCATCAGCGCCCAACAGGGCCGCGAGAGCGAGTACAAGCAGCTGCTCGGCAAGCTCAACCAGCGCTACGGCCTGGACCCGCAGTACGACCCGACGACCGGCGCCCCGCCGCCGGACGGCTATGAGAACCAGTACGAGGCACTGAAGACCCTGTTTTCGGGCGCCATCCAGGGCGGCACGAACGCCTCCGCGGACCTGAGCGACCGGCCCGATCTGGATGCCGAGCAGCTGTATCAGATGGCCTGGCAGCCACAGTCGACGATGGGCTTGCCACAGCAGGTGCTCGCCGACCTGGGCATCCAGGCGCCCGACTGGTTGCCCAACATCGGCGCGCAGATCGACCCGAAGGACACGAAGGCGATCAACAACGCGCACGAAGTGCAGGTCCAGAAGGTGGCTGGCGACTGGAACGTCGACCCCGCGGTCATGGAAGACGTCGTCAAGGCGCACCTGTATGGCGACGGAACGCTGCCGCAGCTGCCGGGCATGACCTCGGCGAACCTGGATCAGGTGACCAGCGACTACTACAAGCTGTCGCAGGAGCCGAGCGGACCTGACCGCACCGCCGCCCAACAGAAGGTCATCTCCGACGCCGCGGCAGCATATGGCGTAGACCCCGAGAACCTGCGCCAGCGGGTGGTGTGGCGCGAGCTACCGATGGTCGCGCAGTCCCAACCGCTGAAGGACTACAGCAACGCCACCACCCTGGATAGCAAGACGCGGGTCTACACCTTCGCCAATCCCGACGGCACCCCCTGGGGCACGGTCCAGCAGGAACAGACCGCGAACCAGCTGCTCGCCGCGGCACGCCAGCAGGGCCGCTACAAGGCCGGTAGCCACGGCTTCCCCGGCACGTACCTGAACGCCAGCAAGGACGACGTCGACCCCAAGCTGCAGGCGCTCGCCGAGGCCCAGTCCCGCGGCACCTCGGCCAAGGCAGCTGCCCTGCAGTCCGATCCCAACTGGCAGAACTACGACCGCTTCTATGGCCGCGGCAAGTACCTGACCAACGACCAGTGGGCGCAGTTCCAGGCCGGCACGATGCCAGGCGCCTTTTCCGACATCGGCACCCAGTACCCGAACGAGTTCAAGTACCGCATCGGTCTGCTCGACCAGTGGGCCAAGATGACGCCCGAGCAGCGCTACGCCGAGGACCAGCCGCAGAACGTGGTGCTGCTGATGCCAGACGACTTCACCGGCCAGCTGTCGCGCCAGAAGATGGATATGCCGACCGCGATCTGGTACCTGACCAACGCCAAGAGCCCCAGCAAGCTACGCACCGCCAACCTGACCGACCTGAACCCGGACGAGGCAGCTGCCAGCCTGCCTGGCTGATGGTGAGCAAAGCCTGGTGGATGTTCGAGATCACCCTGATCGCCCTGATCGTGGCGATCGAGGTCGTCAACCTGGTGCATCACTGGTGAACGTTTCACGGTCAATGTTTCACGCGCTATCATCGGGCCACTGATGGCCAAGCAATCAGGTCGTAACTTCGCGGGTCCAGCCCAGAAGTACGCGGGCCAGGTCAAGATCGACAGTGGCCCAGTGCCGCTCCAGAGGTGGCAGCGGCCCTACACGCGGGCAGAGCGTGACCGACCGCTGGGCGCCGCGGGCGATGATCTTCGCCCCGAACGACCAGGGTTCCAGAGCCAGAGCCCTCCCAAGACGCGGAAGGGGACTGGCTACAACCGCTGAAAGGAGAGACGCCATGTACGAGCGACGTGGTCGACGCGGTCGCCGCAAGAAGTAGCGAGCGATCTGCTCCCACTCTTCCAGGAAAGGAGGACGCGCTCATGTACGAACGTCGTGGACGGCGCGGTCGCCGCAAAAAGTAAGTGACTGCCGGGCGGGCGTCATCGGTGTCTCAATCCTGCATACAAGTCTGGCAGCGCCCGCTCGGCGCGGTCTTCAGGAGTAAGCAATGGCCAACAGCATCAACAGCAAGCACCAGAAGGTCGGTGGCAAAAGCACCGGCACCAACGCTGATTTCAAGCGCGACGGCTACGCGCGAGGCCCAGTGCCGAAGTCAATGATCGGCACCAAAGAGGGACTGACCAACCACGTCAGCTACTCCGGTCCCGACGTCGCCCAGGGCACCCACAACGGATAGGTGACCACCGCAGACAACGCGCCTGACGAACAAGAACTCCCCTCTGACCAGACGCCGTCAGAGCCCGAGTCGTCAGGTCCGGAGACGGAAGCGGATCGTGAGCGTGAGATCCAGCGACGCCTCACTCAATCAGGTCGTGAAGCCGCCGAAGCGCGACGCCAGGCAGCTGCTGCGCAGCAGGTGCTCCAGGCGCAGACCGCGCAGATCGGCGAGCTTCAGGCCGGCATCCGCCTGCTGACGGAGAATCTGAGCGCCCGCGACCGCCGCGACGCCGAGGTCCGCCAGCGACAGATCGAGGCCGAACTGGCCAGCCTCCCACCAGCCGACCGACTCGAGCGCAAGATCGAGCTACTCCAGGGGCAAATCAACGGCATGCGGACTGCTGCGCCGCCGGCGCAACCAGCGCCTCCCGCATCTCCCCCTCCACAGCCTCAGCCCGCCCAGGGCGCCGGCAACGCCACCGATCAGGAGCGTGCCGACTATATGGAGCGCCGCGTCCGCGAGATCATGAAAGAGGCCTCCGACTCATTCGGGGTCCAGGTCAACCTGGACGACATCCCCGATGGCGACTGGGATTCTGAGGAGAGCTTTTACAAGTCGGTCATGAAGCAGGCAGCTGGATCTGCCCGCCAAAACGGAGGCGAATCGATGCCCAGGAAATCCGCCGCGGAGACTCCCGCGCAGATGCGCGACCGAATCCGGCAAGAAGAGCGCGAACGGCTCGGTGTGTCTTCACCAGCCGCGCCGCGAGCTACTCCAGCTGGCCGACGCAAGCAACCGACCGAGGCCGAGGTGCGCGCCCAGGTCCAGGGTTACGACAGTCGCCTGGGACCCAAAGGCAACCTGGCCAAGCTACGGGAGCTTCGAGCCCAGATGGGGTGAGAACAACATCGACGAGCACGGGGACCAAGGCGCTCAAGGCGCAGGTGAAGCCTCTGTACGGCTCCAAGAAAGCCAAGAAGCCGAAGAAGAGGTAACGACACATGGCACAGGGAACGACCGGCTCGGTTGCGCTCGCCCCCGAAGTCAAGGCGATGTACGACGCCGACTTCTATTTGCAGGGCCAGAGCGTGCTGTACTGGGATCAGTTCTGCGACCTGAAGGGTCCGATCATGAACGGGCAGCGCGGCATCAGCCAGAACTTCCCGATCATCGAATCACTGCAGCCAAACCCCACGGTGCTCGACGAGTTGGTCGACGTCGCGCCCCAGCAGATGCGCGGCTCAGAGGTCATCGTCACCCTGAGCGAGTACGGCAACTGCATCGAGGTCACCAAGTTCCTGGTGGCGACCGCCTACGCCGACGTCTACAAGCAGGCGGCCTACATCAACGGCTACAACCTGGCCGAGAGCTACGACTACATCGCGAGAGCTGTCTTTGGCCAGGGCTCGCGCGTGTGGTTCCAGAACAAGCACACCGCGCGCAACCAGTTCACCGGTCAGTCAGTGGCCAACGACACGATGACCATCCGCTTCATCGAGTTGCTCTCCATGGTTGCGGCGCGCTCGGCCAAGATGCCGCTGTACGAGGACGGCGCGGTGGCGACCGGGCTGCACCCGTTCGTGTTCTACGACCTGATGCAGGACACCACCAACGGCGGCCTGCGGACGATGGCGCAGTACAGCCATCCTGAACTGCTGTTCAACGGCGAGCTTGCCTACTGGGGCGGTCTGCGCATGGTCGTCACCGCCAACGCCAAGGGCTTCTGGGGTGCGGGTGGCGCAGCCACCTCGGCAGTCGCCACCACACTGTCGGCAGCTGCCAACCCGGGCGACACGCAGATCAACGTCACCGCTGCGACCAACATCGCCGTCGGCATGTGGCTGGCGATCCAGGACGCGGCCGAGCCCGGCAATACCTGGAGCGACTCCAATGAGTTGTTCATGGTCACCGGCGTCTCTGGCACGGTCATCACCGGCTTCGCGCTGGACCCTGGGCCTGGCGATGCAGCTGGCCTGCGCTTCGCGCATGCAAGCGGCGCGACAGTCACCAACGCCAACAGCGTGTTCCCAGTGCCCGTGTTCGGTCCCAACAGCGTCACCAAGGCCTCGAGCGACTGGACCGGACCGTACGGCGAGACCGTCGTCACTGGACCTTTCGACCGCCTCGGTCGGTTCCTGACCTTCGGCTGGTACGGCATCGAGGGCTACAGCCGGACGCGCAACGCGTGGATCTTCCGCGGGGAGGTCGGCTCGAGCCAGTCGTGATCGATCCACCGGTCAATCCGCACAAGGACGGCGACTACTACGACCGCTGTCCGCACGATGGTTGCCTGGAAGTGGATGCGCTGCACCGCTCTGAAGGGTCACAGGCAGGGCCGCGCGAGAGCACCCACGACTGGTCGATCTTCAATGCGGACCGCAAGGCGGGCGGCTGCGGGTTCACCTGGACCCGCACCTCATCCTCCGGCGTGAAGCGCGACGAATCACTGGGCCGGGCTTCGCGCTGGAGGACCCGCTCGGCGGGAAAGGAAGCGTTTGTATCGGTTCCTTCGGATAGCTATCGCGCCAATTACGAGGCCATCTTTGGACACGCGTAACGCGCACCCCGACCACATTGGTCTGCAGACCATCGATCGCAATACGGACCACACGCGCTGGCCGTGCGTGTCGCATCCGCCGGAGGTGCGCTGCGAGGACGCGCTCGCTGCAGCTGGTCGCCGCGGCTTTCGCAGCCTGCCCGCCCAGAGCCGCACACCGGCGCGGGAGTGGACCGACCGATGATGCAGTTTTCGGAGGTCCTCGCCGACGCCTACGTCCGTCCGGCGCGCAACGTCGCCATGCCGTCACTGCCCGGACGCCAGGTCAAGTTCCTGCAGGGACACGCGACCATCAAGGATGGCCGCGACCTGGCCGCCATGCTGCGACGCTCCGACGTCCAGATCGTGCTTTCCGAGTACAGCCTCAGCTGGATCGAAGACATCGAGCGCGCCGCGGGCACGGTCCTCGCCGAGGTGCGACGCCCTGGGCGTCCCGAGGTCCCGTCAGAGCCCGAGGTCCCGTCAGAGCCCGAGGCCCGTCCCGAGCCGCGCACACCCAAGGACGGCGGCTGGCCAAAGGACGCCAAGGGCCACTTCCTGAAGCGAGCCGCGAGTAGCGAGTAGGCTGTGCCGCGCGCCCAGTTCCGCGACACGGTCATGCTGCGCACCGGGCTCGGCCTGGTGGTGCCACCCGGCCCACGCTCGACGGTGGCGATCTACGACGTCGGCACCAACAACCCGATCAGGGATCTCATCTATGCCGACGACAGCACCCCGATCACGCTGCTGAATCCGTTCCCCCCGGGCGTCAACGGACTCGTCGACTTCTGGACCGATTACGAGCGCGAGCTAGACGTCGTCGTCAGCTGCCCGGACTACGACTCGGTGCGCGTGACTGTCACGACCGACTCGGCGTCTGTGCCGCAGGAAGGCCCAGCTGGACCGCAAGGCCCACCCGGACCAACGGGTGCGACAGGCGCAACAGGTCCTGTCGGTCCAGCTGGACCCACGGGTCCGATCGGAGCGACTGGGGCTCAAGGTCCGCAAGGCCTCACCGGCCCGACCGGAGCCACCGGCGCAACTGGAGCGACTGGACCTCAGGGCGCTACAGGTGCTCCGGGTGCCACGGGTGCGCCAGGTCCGACCACCAACTGGCGTGGGGCCTGGGCAGCTGGCGCTAACTACGCGGTCAACGACGTCGTCTCGAGCGCAGGCAGCAGCTACCTGGCAATCGCGCCCAGCACCGGGCAGCTGCCGCCGAGTGCGCCCTGGGCGCTGATGGCACAGGTCGGCGCCACGGGACCCACGGGTCCGACGGGGCCAACTGGACCGGCCTCGACAGTGCCAGGCCCACAAGGTCCACAAGGCGCCACCGGAGCCACCGGTCCGCAAGGTCCAGTTGGACCCACCGGTGCTACCGGTCCGATCGGCCCCCAGGGACCCACGGGTGCAACCGGCGCCACAGGTCCGCAAGGCTCGACGGGTGCGACAGGTCCGGTGGGTCTGGTGTGGCAGGGCAACTGGTCATCAACGACCAGCTACAACATCAACGACGCGGCGGCCTCGGGTGGCTCGAGCTACATCGCGACCGCGCCCAACACCAACTCGCAGCCCCCCAGCGCCAACTGGAATCTGCTCGCCGCCCAGGGCGCGACGGGCGCGACAGGAGCAACCGGTCCCCAAGGTCCCACTGGCGCCACCGGCGCGCAGGGGCCGGCAGGTGCGGGCGTACTGCCCGGCGGCATCGCGGGCCAGGCGCTCGTCAAGATCGACGGCACCGACTACAACACCCAGTGGGCAACGGTTGGCGTGCAGTGGCCGTTGCTGGCCCCCAACGGCACGCCCGCGGCACCCAGTTACAGCTGGTCGGCCACAGCCGCCTCGGGCATCTACAAAACGGCGCTACCGTCGGTCAACTTCGTCGACGCAGGATCGGGGTCA